AGTTACACCTCCAAAAGAGTTTGTTACTAAATCTACAAATAAGGCAGATGACAGTAAAACTAAAGAAGGTGCAGAGGACAATATGGATAAAGATGATAAGGAAAAAGTTCCAAAAGAAGCTAAAGCAAAGGCTAAAAAAGGAACTAAAGAAGAAACTAAAGACAAAGCAGAAGATAAGAAAGAGCCTGTACAAAAATCTGCAGACAATATTGTTGCAGAACAAGCGGATACTTTTGCTAAGTCTTTAGGTGTAATTAAGAAAGCATATGACTTACAAAATGAATATGCTAAAAAGACTGTTACACACTTAGATCAAATAGAGAAGTCCTTTAATATGCTTAAGGATAGTTTGAAAGAAATCAAGGCAGCATTAGTTTCACATGAAACAGGGGAAACTATAGAAAACCCAGAAGAAGAAACTAAGAAGTCATTAGACCTTGAAAATAAGAGTGAACATATTGCTAAGTCCACTTCAGGGGCTGATGAAGTGCCTGTAGGCCGTGAGTCTTCTACAGAAGCAACAGAAGAAGTTAAGAAATCTTTGGACACTGGTAATGCAGTAGATAATAAAGCCAAAGCAGTGGAAGGCAAAGGTAAGCCAAATGGTAATGCTGCTCCTACTAACTTGGCAGATGAGGCTTCTAGCTTAACTAGCAAGTTTTTCAACCGTGTTTCTCAAGAGCACGCAAATATGGACTCAGTAAAGTTGAATTCGCTTAATCAATTACAAGGCAAGGTAAAGTATGGTACAGCAGATAATGATGACTTGAAAGCCTTTATTGATTTTGCTAACGGAAAATAACATAAAGTGCATGCTATATTAGTTTATGCAATAGACATAGCGAGAAAGTGTGAAATATAAAATATGCATAAATCACTTAAATTAACCCAAGCTCAAAATGCAGCCTTGGATAATATTGTTCTTCACTCTCCTAATGGTGGTCAGGGACTTAATGACATTGGTGCAGCTGTTCAAAAGTCAGCTACTGTTGGTTATGATGTAAACCCAAGTACTGGTATGACACCATCTTCTGATTCTTCTGCAGGAACAGTAACTGCATTAAGACGTGAAGCTTTAGACGACCGAGTAGCAATGCTTTCATACACAACTGATGAATTTGTGTTCTTTATGAAAGTACCACGTCGCAGAGCGACAAGTACGGTTCAACAATATACTGTATTCGACCGTCACTCACGTGGCTATGATGCCTTAGAAGTTGACGAAGGCCAAATTTCTGCTCCTAGTGACCCAGAATTAAACCGTAAAGTATTACAAATGAAGTACTTGTCAGCAACTTGCAATGTTACCTTACAAGCAACTTTGGCAGATGCTGTAGAGTCACCAGTACAAGTTTATACTGATAATGCTATTGGTACTATTGTACAAGCTATTGAATCACAAATGTTTTATGGTGACTCATCACTTTCACCATATCCAGTAGATGCAAACTCAACTGGTGGGCGTCAGTTTGACGGTTTGGCTAAGTTAATTCCAGACGAAAATGTTATTGATGCTCAAGGCAATCCTTTGTCAGAAGAAAATGTAAATGCTGCAGCAACCAAAATTAAGAAAGCTTTTGGTAAAGCAACTGATATGTTTATGCCTATTGAAGCTAAAGCACCATTTATTGCAAGCTTGCCTTATACCAAGTTTGTAAACATTAACTCTAACCGTGGCAATACTGTTGCAGCTGGTTACAACGTTGATGCTTATAACTCAGTAACTGGGCCTATTGAATTAACTGGTTCATCAGTAATGACTCAAAACCAAGTGCTTGATGAAACACAATTGGGTGACTTAGGCCAAGCCTTAACTCCTACAGTAACAGCAACCGTTAATACTAATGCTGGTGGTGAATTCCGTCAAAATCATGAAGTAGGTCAAACTTTAAACTATAAAGTTGTTGCCTACGACCAAGGTAATGCTTCATTTGCAGCAGATGCTAGTGCAGCCATTGCTAATGCAACTGACGGTGTAGCTCTTAGCATTACTGCTCCACGCTTAGGCAAGGTTCGCACTTCCTTTGTAGCAATTTATCGTCAAGGCTTAGAAGATGGTCAATACTACTTAATTAAGAAGATTGGTACTGGTGCTGCAGTTAACGGAGTTATTTCATTTACTGATACTAATGATAAAATTCCAGGTACTTGTGATGTATTTATTGGTGAAATGCTAGACCGTACTATTAACTTGTACGAATGGTTACCTATTATGAGTTTACCATTGGCTCAAGTAAGTGCTAGTTACACTTGGTCAGTATTATGGTTCGGTGCACTTTGCTTACGTATTCCACGTCACTGGGCACGTATTAAGAATGTACAAGCAGTTCCTGTTACTCAACAATATTAATTGAGGATTATAACGTATATTATGAAGTAGGGTAGACAGCTATTGCCTACCCTATTTTAATAGAGAGGCTAACATATGATTAAGCATAGATTTTTAAGAAACAAAAAATTGGCAACAGCAGTTGGTGTAATTCATTTTGACAAAGAGGGCTTGAATAATGCCCTTGATGCTACAGAAGAACATAAGTTGGCAAAGCAATTAGCAGATATTGAGCTAGTAAGCAAAGATAAAGCAAAGCATACTGCTAAAAAGCAAGTTTCAGCAAAGCCTAATGGAGTTAAAGCAAAGTCTGCCAAGACTAGAGAAAAGCCAGTAAGTAAAACTAAGAAAGCAAATAGCAAAGCAAAGTCAGCACAAAGGGCTAAGAAAGTAACTAAGTAACTAAGTAGGTGAAAATATGGTACAGTTTGACTACGATAATAGTTCCACATATGATATAAATAATCCTAAGCGGATAGACTTATCTAAGGTTGATGATGTAACTCCTGCCGATATTGGTTTAACACCATATATGATAAAAAAGTATATGTTTGGCCTAAGGATAGTTGACCCAGATACTAAGCAAGAGCTGGATGATTCTGTATATGAGCACTTAATAGACACTAAGATACCATATGCTGAACAACAGCTAGGCATAGCTATTTTACCCAGAATAATAGCTAATGAACGTCACGACTATTATGCAAATGACTTTATGCACTACAACTATATTCAAACCTATGAAAGACCTATATTACAGGTTAATAGTGTAGAGATGATGTACAATAATCAAAGGCTTGAGAAGTTCCCGACTTCATGGCTTAAGGTGTACACACGTACAGGAGAGATAGAGGTAAACCCAGCAGTAATTGTTGGTGACAGTAGTGTAATGAATGGTGGAGAAGCCTATATGAATGGTGCACAGGCTATATCTTCAGCTCCACTTTGGGGACTTCCCGGTATAGCTAGTACAGATGTAGTCCCACAAGCATTGCAGTATACCTACGTTGCAGGTATGCTTCCACCAACAAGGCGAGGAATTACACGTGATTGGGAAGTACCTTTAGACTTAGTTCAGCTGATCGCTAAATATGTATTAAGAGAACTGCTCGAAATTTGGGGTGACTTAATTATTGGTGCTGGTATTGCTGGTGAGTCTTTAAGTGTTGACGGTATAAGTGAAAGTACAACGACTACACAAAGTGCAATGTACACTGGTGGTGCTGCACGAATTAAGCTTATTGATGATACTATTGCCAGTTTAGAACAAGGGTTACGTAATAGATACGGATACAATAAAGGTAATCTTTAAGATAGGGGGTTATTATGGAAAGACCAGTATTTTTATCAGATAGTGGTGACACAAGCATTAAAACTACTAGCAATACGAGTAAAATACATACTCCTACACATGAAAGTCAAGAGCTAAGTGAAACTAAGCAGCAAGATACAGGAACAGAAGCAGAAGTGCAATTTAATGTTACTGTACTTCATGACTTTATACATAAGAGAGGTATTCCAACAAGTTGGCAGCAATCTTTTATTTGTCCTTGTGCAAATTCAATGACACTGGCTCCAGACCCTTTATGTCCTATATGCCATGGCACAGGTATAGGATATCTTAAAGCTAAAGATAATACTTATGTAATGCTGCAATCACAAAACAGGGGTGCAGGCTCAAATAGAGATTTAGGTATGTTTGAAGCAGGCTCAGCATTAGGTACTTTTGATACAGAAACAAGAATAGACACAATGGATAGAATAACTTTGCCAGACTCAGTAGTAAGGCAGAATTATATGTTTAATGTGACAGAAGAACGGTTTTCAGATGGCTACTATATACCTTATGATGTTAGAGAGTTTCTATTTGTATCTGTACTTATAAATGGCAAATTGCATCATTTGAATGAATTTGGCGACTATACTTATAACAATACATCACATAAGATAACTATACTTAATGAGAAACTGATAGGATGCAACATTACAATGATGCTAAATGTAACTCTTAGATATATTGTATCTAACTTACTCAAGGATGTACGCTATCAGTATTCAAAGGCAAAGAGTGCAAATATTACTTATAATGACTTGCCAAGGTTGGCAGTACTAAGGAGGGAGTCAGCTTTTATTAATAATGTGCCTATTGTACCAGAAGATACAGAGGATGAAGTAACAACAAAAGTTACTAATAGTACACCAGACTATATGAAGGATGCAAGTAGTGATAATGGCTTTGGTTTGAAGGGTGTATAGCATATGTTTCAAAGTCAGAAAAATATAGAGAACAGAATAGACAACTACGGAAAGAATATAGCTAATAAAGCTATTACAGCGGGCAGTTCTACAGCTTCTGCAATGGGTATATCAAACTCTGCTATGCCTAATTATTTACAGTTAAACTTGCAGAGAGCAAAGAAAAAAGGCTTTTATGATATGAAGCCATTCTTTGAGCATAGTAGCAAGCTACGGTTTTCTAAGACAGGTAGCTGGTACTTAATCATACCCTTAAGGCGTAAGGTAAATAGCATGACAAGTACACTGTATGGGCAAGCTAGGGCAATAGAGCTTAATTCAGGCAAGAATATGGCAACTGCATTTATAGGCAACCTTTATGGTAAGCAGGCAGTCTCACCTATAACATCATTAGTGAATAGTAAATCAGGAACAGGCGGAAACTTAACTAGAGTAGCTAATGGTGGAAAGTCTAACTACTATGCTTTTAGAACAGTAAGTGCAAAGTCCAAGCCTAGTTCATGGATAATAGGTCGTCAGTATGTAAACCATGATGATATGAGTAAGACTATGATTGATAACATAGTACGTGCAATAAAGTGGCAATTAAGGCACCCTAATAGTTAGAAAGCAGATATTTTTATATGATACCAAAACTAGATACATATATGTATAAAACATTAAAGCGGTACATACGTGCTATATTAAATACTGCAGGGACGGAAGATGAGCCTTATGTTTTAGGTGCTGTACTAGCAGGCTTTGAAGCAGGTGTAGCCGATAACTTTAAAAAAGCATTTACAGGTGAAAGTAAGAAAAAGCTTTCTATAGATGTTGTTACTTCTTACCCAACAACTAAACAGCAAGTCAATGCCTTATATGTCATTAGTCGAGGAGGCGCAGAGGAAGATACTTCTGCAGGCTCTATTGGGTTAGATACAGGCAATAATGAGAGTCAAGGACGGTCTACTATTGGTGACACAGAAGTCAATAAGTCAGTACAGGTTTCTCATGATGACAGAGGCTATTACTTAGATATAGGTGAGCCTATACTAGCTATAAGTAGTATTAGTGGGATTACAGATAACCTTATTGATATGGATAGCTTTAATGCAGGTGATACTGAGATAAGATTAATAAGTCCAATGCCTCCAGAGCAAGCTACAGCACTTTCAGGAGCCTCCTTACAAGTTATTTATACTCCAAAAGATGTAGGCAGCAGAAGTGACTATGCAGGGTACATAAAAGGGTACCAGCTGGAGGAGTCTTTAATCATAACAGAATGCAGTAATAATATTGATACATTGAGATGTCTAGATTCATTACTTAAGTACATTCTAATTATGACAAAAAGCTCAGCCAATGAGGGTACAGATTTTCAGCTTGCACATATTCATTCAGACCCTTTAGGCATAAGCGATGTACGTGAGGATAGAAATATCTATCAAATACAAACAGTAGTTACTTACAAGGATACTTATCAAGTTCCAGAAGATGCAGCAGACAGATTAAATAAGATACTTTTAAATGGACAATCAGTAACAGACTAGAAGGCAGATAACATGGCAAAGAAAGTAGACAAGCAAGCACTAGTACAACCTTATATTAGTGTAGATACTTTTTTAAAGATAGTACAACCTACCTACAAGTTAACGCACTTGCAGGTTAAGGGGTTCAAAGTGAAAATGAAAAGTCTTGGTAAGAGCCTTATGCCAAAGATTGATTCCTTCATTTCATATTTGAATGATTATATGGATAAAAATAGAAAGTAGGCAATTACATGGCAGTACGCAAATACCCACGGGGAAAGCAAATTAGACCAGGCGTAACAGTTACAACAAATACTGATGCATTATCAGGTGTTGCCGCAGATAGTGATAAGGCACTTATGCTTTTAGGTGGGGCATCAAGTGGTAAACCACACACTGTATATGAAATAACAAGCTACCAGCAAGCAAAAGGTATCTTTCGTGGAGGTGAGTTGCTAGATGCTATTGAAGCAGCTTTGTCTCCAAGTGCATCTATTTCAGGAGGAACTATTTTAGCTGAACGTGTAGGTAGTGCTACACAAGGTACCTTTACTGATGGTGGTTTGGCTTTAACTTCCAAGATGTATTCATCTGATGCAAACAAAATTCAAACTTCATTAACTCAAACAACTTTTAATAATACCTATTCTTTGCAAGTAGTATTGGCAGATGATGCATACCGACAAACCTATACAAACTTAGGCCCAATTTTTGGTATTTCTTACAATGGCTCACAACCATATGCTTCTGTATCAGTAGATGTAGATGCAGACAGCAAGTGTGCTAATAAGTTAACCCTTAAGGTTGGTGCAGACAATGAATCAGCAGCAGAAGTTGCAACATTTGTTCTAGGTACAGGTAAATACACTAAAGTTAACTCTTTGGCAGCAGATATTAATGATATTGATGGCTTTTCAGCCTCCTACTATCCAAGCGGGACTAAGAATATTGAAACTATATACTTAGATGCACTTGCTGAAACACAAGTACCAATAATTAAGCCGGACGATACAACAACACAGCCTTTGTACCTTACATCATTAGGTGGTGATGTAGCTAATGTTTTGTCTACTTATGATGACTTGCTAGGAGCAGTTTATGACCCTTCTAAGGGGGAGCCTACACCTTATGCCATTACATCATTAACAGGTGGAACGTCACCACAAATTTTGCCTTCTTCATGGAGTACAGAGATTAGCCAATTTGCTGATGAGGACGGGTACTTCTTATGCCCATTGACTAGTGATATATCTATTCAAGCAGAAGCTTTAGCTTTTTGTGAAGACAGAGTTTCAGAGGGTGACCCACGTGCATTGCTTGTTGGAGGCGATATTAAAGAAACCACTACGGCAACAATTAATAGAGCTACCAGTTTAGAAACAATTAATGCTAAGGTACTTGTAAATGCCACTTCAGCCACACGTCTTATGGCAGATGGTACAGTTAAAGATTTACCAGGCTACATGGTTACTGCTATGATTGGTGGGGTTGCTAGCAGTATTGATATTGGGCAATCTATAATACACAAAGACCTTGATTTAGTAGATGTAGACCAAAGGTTTACTTCCTCTCAATTAGATGCTTTGGCTAGTGCAGGTGCAATTGCTGTAGAGTTTGTTCGCAATAGAGGAACACAAGAGTTCAGAATTACAGACGATATTACTACAGCGTCCCCAGAAAGTTCAGATCCAACGGTTTCTGAATTATCTGTAGGTGAGTCAACAGACTTTCTTGTAGGTGACTTACGTGTACTCTTAGACAGACAATACATTGGTAGCCCAACGTTACTTACAAGTCCTGGCGATATTAAAGCAACCATTTCAAGTTTCTTGCTTAGTAAGGAAAATAATGGTGAAATTGAGGACTATGAAGAAAATGGAATTACAGTAACAATCATAGGTAACACTGTACACATTACTATGCAAGTAGTACCTGTAAGAGCTATTAAGTACATTACTGTAGGTCTTAACTACATTAGTAAAGAAATTAGTGCTTAATTAAAGAAAGCAGGGATAGTAAATGGCATATGTAAAAACACACAACAGTTATACTAGTGGTGCAGCACAATCATCAGTCACTGCTAATGAGATTGAGATAACTTTTCAAGGTAACGCATTGGGCAGAGCTCAAACAGCTTCAAGTCAAATTCAATATGGTACACAAGGTGTATACGAAATTGGCAGTATCTTTGCAGCAGAACATGTATATACTAAGTATGAGGGACGTCTTACACTGGAAAGAGTAATGATAAAGAATAAATCTTTGGCAGACTTGCACATTGCCCCATTAGGCTCAGATGTTCTTAAAACTGGTACTATTGATGTTGTTATTAAGAACCGTGACGACAATAACCATATCATTGCAGCCTACTTAGGTTGTACTGCAGAAAGTTATCATATGGAAGTACGGGCAAACACTATGGTTTCTGAAACTATTAACATGGTATATTTGACAGCAAGCTTGTCTAAATAGTATAAAGTAATAAATAAGCATGTAGGGTAAAAATACCTTGCATGCTTATTTTTGTGTCCTTATCTAAGGCTTGGTGTAACAGGCTTTGCCTAAGACAAAACATGCTATAATTGGCTATAGAAGTATAAGTACAGCCCATATAGCTATATTACATGTATAGTTACGGGGAGCTGTACTCTTAATAAGTAGAACTTAACGATAGAGGTTTAGCATTTATGTCAGACAATAAAGTATA